CGGTTCGCGCATCGACTGACAGTCAAGGGTGGGTCCAAGCAGCAGGTGCAGGCAGCCAAACGGGCGCTCAACACCACGCTCGCCACCGGAAACGCGGAGCCCGAGCGCAATCCGCCGCCGGTGACTGGATCGACGTTCGTCGGCAATGAGAACGCGGTGCTTGAGCCGCTCAATGTGCGAGGCGCATCGATCAGTCCGGAAGACGGCCGCCAATTCAAGCTCCAGGTCTGCGCCGCCACAGATCTGCCCGAGACGATGTTCGGCGATGTCTCGACCGGCAACCTGGCCACGGCAAAGAGTCTTGACCGGCCGACGCAACTTCGGTTCGAAGCGAGGCAGCGGAAGTGGCGCTCGATCATCCAGGATGTGCTCGGCTACATCGTTGCAAACAGCCAGGCGAACAGGCGCGGCGGCGTGCGCTTCGAGCAAGGGCAAGTGCCGATCCAGGTTTCCTTCCCGCCCGTCGTCGAGGCCTCCGAGCTTGAGAGCGTCGAGGCGATCGCGGCCGCCTGGGCAACGGGACGCATCCCGAAGATGACGGCGACCCGGTTGCTGCTTTCCCGGCTGAGCGTCGAGGACATCCAGGAGCAGCTCGCGCAGATGGAGGCCGAGGACCTCGACAAGGCGACCCGTGCCGCGGAGTTGCAGCAGCGCATGCAGCCACTGCAGCAAGCACAGGACGCGGTCGCGAAGGCAGAGGCGATGCTGAGGGCCAAGGATGCGAGGGGAGCTTAGCGAAGCCCGCGCCGTGCTCGATGCGGTGATTCAGCGCGAGACGGTAAGCCGTATCGAGGCGACCGTGCGCCGCGACGTGGCGAAGGTGTTTGTCGCCCAAGGCAAGGCGGCAGTGCAGGCGTTGTCAGCCTACCGGAATGAGTTTCGCGAGGTGTTCGGCGATGCGGAGATCGAGCGGATCCTCGCAGAGGTGTTGGGCTCCGCGCAGACGCAACGGGAGGGGATCATCCGTGCCGGCATCGGCGTGGCGATCGCCGCGGGGTTCGATGCGACGCAGCCCTACGCGGCCCAGTTCGGCGTGAGCTTCGATCGACAGGACCCGAGGGCGCAATGGTATCTCGACCGGGCGGCAGCCGCGAGGGTGAGCCGGATCAATGAGACGACGCGCCTAGCGCTCCGGCGCACGATCATCGATGGGTTCGCGAACAACGAATCCTACTCGACGATCGCCAAGCGCATCCGGGAGCAGTTTGATGGGTTCGCCGGCGCCAAGCCCCAGCAGCATATCCGCGATCGCGCCGAGCTGGTGGCTGTCACCGAAATTGGGGAAGCGTTCGAGGAATCGAAGCTCATTGGGTCGAGGCAGATGCAGGCCAACGGATTACCGATGGAAAAACGCTGGATCACAGTCGGCGACGATCGGGTGTCGGATGGGTGCCAACGCAACCAGGCGCAGGGGTGGATCCGGCTGGCTGACAACTTCGACAGCGGACACGAGCGGCCGCTCCGGTTTCCGGGATGCCGCTGCACTCATTCTGCACGGGTAGCGCTTTAGGCACTTCTCATTTTTCGACTTCGATTGAGGCATAAGCATGACCAGCAAGCCCACGCTCAATGAGGCCATCCGCCTCACCGCGCCCACGCTCAAAGAGGTTGCCCACGTCGGCGAGGGTGGCAGCTTCCGCATGAAGATCATCCAGGCGGGCTGGGGGTCGAGCGGCTACTACCCGGCGGACGTGCTCAAGCGAGACGGCCCGAAGGTTTTTCGCGCCGGTACCCAGATGTTCATGGATCATCCGACGTTGACGGGAGAGAAGGAACTCCCCGAGCGTAGCGTTCGAGACCTCGCGGGCGTGCTGACCTCCGATGCCGCATGGGACAAGGCGGGCCTGTTGGGGCCAGGGCTGTACGCATCCGCCCGCGTCTACCCGGACTGGGCGTGGACGGTCGAAAGCAAGGCTCAGGACATTGGCGTCTCGATCTACGCCTACGGCCGAGCCAAGGACGGGGAAGCCGAGGGGCGCAAAGGCAAGATCCTCGAAGAGCTGACGGCCGCCAGGTCAATCGATTTCGTAACAGTTCCTGGAGCCGGGGGGCGCATCCTCCCGCTCTACGAAGCGGCCCGGGGTGCGGATTCCGGCGCCGGTGGGCAGGATGGAGCCCTGCCGCATTCCACTAAGGAGAGAAAGCAGATGGACGAAACCGCCATCAAAGAACTCCGCGAATCGCGGGAAGCGCTGCAGGGGCAGGTGACCACGCTCACAGCACAAGTCGCCACGCTCACCGAAGCGAAGACCGCCGCGGACACCCAAAACCAGGCGCTGCGCAAGCAGTTGCTTGCCCTGGAAACCAGCGCCATCGCCGCGGAGATCGTCAACGCATCAAAGCTCAGCGAGGCCGCCCGCAAGCGCGTGCTTGAATCCAGCCAGGCCGCCCGACGGCACTTGCTTGCATCCGTGATTGGCAAGCCCGTTCTCAAGGAAGACGGCACGCTCAACGCGGACGAGTTTCGCAGGGCTGCGACCGAAGCTCTCGACGCCGAGGCCAAATACCTGGCCGAAGCCGTCAAGGGTAGCGGCGTGTCCGACATGGGCGCGGGATCTGGCGCCGCGAACAGTGACGCCGCGATCCAGAGCGCAAAGGAATCGCTCATCCGGATGTATGTCGGGATGGGCTACGACCAGAAAACCGCGGAACGGATGACCGGTCGATA